TGCCGCACTAAGCGGAGTACTTTTACTTGGCGATTGTTGCCAGTTTACACGGCTGTACGAAAGAAAACCGGTTAGGCTCATATTTACCTCCTTAAAAATAAGAGTGCGGACTTAAACCCACACTCTTTGATAATTTATACTGTTGCTGTTGTGTCTGAATTTGTAATCTGCTGTTCACTCTTTAACAGCTTATTGACTTCTGCCTTAAAATTCTCATAATCATTATCACATTGTGTCTGATTTGCAAGGTATAATTCCTTGTTAGTGATTGTCTGACTAATTGTCAATGAACCAGTTTCCGGTACAGCCGCATACATTGTCATAGCTGATTGACCGTTAATCACAGATGTTCCGCTTAAATTTGTTGTCTTTGTTATACTTAACATATTGTTTTCCTTTCTACCGCTGTGCGGATTTATATACCTAATTTTTGTTTAATCCATTCTGATAATTCAACCCATGCTCCACCAGAGCTTATATAATAATATCCATACACATAACAATCTCCATCATTCAAACGCAAATCTTTAGTTAAGCTTGTGTTGTAGTCATCATGTGTTAGATATACACCATTGTAATCATATGTAGCAAGTCCCTTACCATTAGTCAGGAAAAAGCTTAAGGTTTGAGCCCCCAAAGCTGTACTGTATGTTCCATCAGTATGTTCGGTCGCATAAGGACTATATCTACCAGCGTAGTTATCATAATTTAAAGTCA